GGCGCCGTGTAATTCTTTAGCTGCGTGAGTCATTGACTCTAATTCAGCTTCAAGCTGCTTAATGCGCTCTTGGTTTTCGTCGTAAGCTTTTACCGCTATATCTACAGCGTTTAACTCTTGATCATTTAAACTATTTAAAAACCAAAAACCTACTGTAGCTGTGCGCATATTAAAGTGGTCTCTCATCTTAATGCCTGTCATTTTTACACCCATTCAATTAATAATAAACCCACCTTAACACACTATTGCGCTATTGCAAAGCGTGTATTGTGTTTAACTCCAATCAACATCAAAGAAGTTAACCGGTGCTTCTTCGCGTGGGGCGCGTAGCATAATGATTGCATCGTTAACGTTTGGCGATTCCTGACCTGTACGCTTTTTCATAGCCTCTTTGCTTTCAACTTTCTTTTTACTGTTCGCTTCTGATTTAACCCATAATGCCGTTGACATTTCGCGCATTATCTTTTTCCACATGACATCACATTCAATGTCCAGGCTGAGCATGTCGTTAAAATCGATACCTCGTTCGCCAAGCTCAATAAATCGGTAAGTGTTATAAAGCTGCTGAGCAACGACGCCATGAGCGTGCGCTTTCTGGTTGCAATATATTTCATAAGGCGTTTTTTCAGTGCCTTTGATTTTCTTGCCATCGTCCCAGTCTTCGGGCTTTTCTATTGAGTCACCAGCGTTAAACGGTGTGATAGTAATTTCTAACGTTTCAAAGTTAACGCCATCTTCGTCGGTGCTGACACCTTCAATATTATCTTTGGCAAATACACTAACACCATCCCCAAAACCTCCACATTCATCATACGTGAACTCATCGGCTTCATGCTTACGAGCCATTGACAAAGCTCGGTTAGTCGCTACACGTAGATCAGGTGATAACGGCCATTCGTCAACCTCAGTGACACAATTACCATCTGAATAGGTAACTGCGTGATTATCTTTACCTTGTCCGGCTGGATCGTATGCCACAACTTTAGGACCAACCTTAACCCAATCTTCATGACGACTAGCAAAACGTGCTGCCTTAAGCCAATCTTGATCAATAATAATATCGCCTTCACTACCTGCAGGAACGCCAAGCCATTTATTTTTATATCGCTTGGGCGGGAGTGTTTTTTCATCATGCAGGCGTTGGGCCTCCAAAAACGCAGGAAAATATTTATTGTCGGGATAATTACATTCTGTTAGCAACGTTCTAAGCGGCGTGTTAACAATCCATGTTTGCCATGTGGCATCAAGTTCGCTCGCGGGGTTGAATATCACAATCACAATGGCTCGACCTGATACGGGTCTGATTGATGGAAGAAGTTTATCCCATGAGTTTTCGCTCACGTTTTCGGCTTCTTCGACTAGTACAATATCAACGTTGGCAATCGATTTAATATTGTTGATATTTTTCTTTAAGCCTTTAAATACAAACTTACTACCGTTCAGCGCGACAATTTTGTCTTCGGTTATCTTGAAGAAGTGACTTAATTCTAATTCATCAATGCACGTTTCAATCTCTGCCTTTACCGACTCGCTTATTGATTCTTGAAATTCACGGGTGACAAGCACACGAACGCGCCTGATGGTTGACTCTAAAACTACAGCCTTGATTTTATCTTTAGTCTTCCCACCACCGCGACCACCATAATCAATAAAATAATCATATAGTGAACTGAAAAATGACCGCTCGGCCATTACTGATTGTTGATCTAAGTTGTAAGCAGGCTTAAATACATTTAACGGGTTAAAATTTAGCTCTGCCATTAATTATCACCAAAACTCATTTTACTCCATGGTGTCAATTCTTCTTTGGCCAATATTTCAACCTGCTTAGGTGCTTCATAACCTGCAAGCTCTGCCAGTTGTTTCATAGCTGCCAATGGTGAATGTTGCTTTATTTTAATACCATCCTTGCCCGATGAAACCTCAGCTATTGATGCCACCTTGGTTTTATCCTGAAGCGCTGAAGGTTTAATCACCCAAACTGACTGACCTCCTTGCCCTTCTTCATAATCTTCGGGGTCAAGTTCTTCGCCGTCTTCGCTTATATCAGTTGCAACTGTATCGCTCTGTAAGCCCCATGTAATCAAATCTGACATATTTGTGCGAGCTAAGCCTGAAAGTCGCTCAATCATTTCTTGACGCGACATAACGGCAGGATTAACGATGTGAGATGCCATTGACTTAATGAAAGCCTTCACGTTAGGATTTGTTAGGATCTCGCTTGCGCACGCTCGTTGTGTGTTCGCGGTCTTAGCTTTGCCGCTTGAAGCCTTGTAAGCATCGATATCATTCATGCCAGATATAGAGTTAAGCGACACCTCTTTCTTCAATGGAGTCAGCGCATTAAACAGCGTTGATTGTTCTTCATTCATTTCAAACATAGTGCACCTATGGTTTATAAATAGTGTTTAACATAGTAACAGTATAACGCTTTCGCAAATATAAATCAGAACAAATTCAGATATAAAAAAAGCGCTGGTTAGGCGCTTGTTTGTTGGTGGTTATTGGTTATCCAACATTGCTGTCTGCGCGATTAATCCCAACACCATCAAGAGCTAGGATGTCTTTTACGTGCCCTTGTATTATCTTCATGTTTGAAGCTAATATTTCAGGTGTTTGGTTTTTTGCATCAGCCTCGATATCTCGCAACGTATCATTTAACGATGCTAACATTCCTATGCGTTTTCTTTTGATACTCATAATTTTTCCCCAAATTCATCATCATTAATTTCATTGCCAAAGCCAATGTCGTCTTCTTCGACTAGCTCGCCTTCAAGTGGCTTGTGCGCCTCGATTTCTTCATCTGACATTATTTCTTCGACTTCAACATCAACATAAGCAGCATTAATACGGTCTTTATGTTTAATGTTCAGCGCAATAATTTTAGCCTTGTTAGTGTCCCATGTGCCATCGGTTTGCATCGTCTCGCGAATATCACCACACTCAGCTTTCAATGTGTCAAGGTCAGCACATTGCGCCATAGATATGTCAATTACGTTAAAGTCAACACTCGGTTGCGGTGTAATATCTCGTTCAGCTTGCGTGCCTGATGTATTTGACTTGATGCGGTTAACTTCATCATCATCAATAATTTCACTGATACCAAATGCAATACGCGCCGCTTGAATGTATGCTTTATGACGCAACATACGCGCAGGCCAACGAGTCCACACGCTTGATTTTGCATCCTTACATTCTGCAAGGTATTCAGTAACACAAACAGGACGACCAAGATTCTTGACGTACATTTTACAGGTAATAGAAACTATCTTGCCATCGTCACCAAATTTATCTTCGAACTCTACTCCGTCAAAGTTTGGTTGACGGTTAACCATCTTGTACCAGCCGTCGATCATCACAATTACTTGTAACTTGCCACCGCTGACAAATGCGGCGCATTCTTTAACGAGTGGGTTTAGTGCGTACTTTGAACATACACCCGTAAATACTGCCATCTCTGCGCTTGTTGCTGTTGCGCCATGCTGCCCTTTACTGCTGATGATCATGCCTGATATTACGTTTTTAATATCTTCTTCGCTTGCGCCTGTGTTGGCTGCGACTATTGCTAATGCTGTTGTCATGATTGTTGCTCCAATGCTAGTTCATCAAGGTTTAAATGTGCTTGATTTACGATGATATTCCATTGATTTTCAATTTCATCGGTTAAGTTTTTGTATGCTGGGTCTGATATTTTAGACTTTAAATATTTTTGATGTTCTGTGCAGGCGATTGCCTTTTCACTTACACTGCCCATACTTTCAAAGTCTGGTACTTTTTTTATCGATAATGCTGTTGTCATGTTGTTATTCCTTTTTGCTGATTAATTAAATACCGCTAAACGATATGACAGAACGATAAATCGTTTTTGCGGTATTGTCAAGTTGTTATTTGTTAAACCCTATTGAAAGATACAACTTCAAACTGTCCACTAGGTCTAATTTTAAACAGTTCATCTTTTAGCTCTTTGGTCATAATATTGTAAACCTCATCACTGTTTGATAAAAATGAACTATAAGTCCCCACTCTTGAAGAGTAGCAATACCCTGAATTATCTGTGCATTTTGCATTCATAAAGTACATTCTGTTAATCATAATCTTCCCCTTACCTTATCAACCCACGCATATCCAACTGTTCAATATCCAGACCACAGCCAAACTCGTCATATTCCTTGCACTTTTCCAAGCCGTCAAGGTATTGCAACCGACCAATTTCAACCACTTCTTCCGGCAACTCCCAAACTCTAACAGGATGACGACCAATGCTGCGCTTCTCACCTACCACGACAAAAACAAATCTTGGACGATGTCCGGTCAGTTGAAAGTAAATGTCTGAGTAATAAGCATTTTGCCTGTGATAACCAAAGTCGCGCACTGAGTAAATAAACTTATCGATATCAGCCGTTTTTTTGACGTCTATCAAAATATGTTGACCGCCAAACGCTTCGGGATCAACACTTCTATCGGGTCGACATTTTACCTTAAGCCCCTGCAGTTCACCAAAAATTGATACCTCGCTTTGCCCTGGTGATGTTAATAATTTGTTTGCTACGGGGTGGGCCAAGATACTGTCGCGCATTGCAATGACAGTTTTATGGGTTTTGTGATCAAGGATAATTTTTCTATCCATGTTGTTTTTAAACGCCTCCGCTTGCAGTTTCCCAACGCTAGTGCGTACGTCAAACTCAGGCATTTTCACATACTCTTGCCTAAAAACATCCGGCTCCAATACCGCGCAATGCACATGCGTACCGAGATCAACGCTGTCGCTCCCTTCGGTGGGTGTGTTGCGGGACCATTCCAGTAACGCGGGTGATTGCAATACCATTGATATATCTGAGTTCGACCATGCTTTTACGCTGCGATACTCGTTGTTGGTTAGTGCTGTTGTTTGATGTGCCATTACCTAGCCTCTAGTTCTAGTTCTAGTTCTAGTTCTAGTTCTATAATAAAAGCCGCGCAGCACATGGCATGCGCAGCATGAGGTAAACCTGATTCTATATCTAATTTCTCCCCGGACTGCATGGCAAATGCATGTCTTAGTAATGCAGCTCGATATCGCTCGATACCATTACTCACATTCTGCCAAGAGTTTGGTTCGTATTTTTCTGCACCAAAAGTCAATACTTTTGCCAGCTCATTAATTGCCATGGCGGGTATCAATTCATATTTTGGTTTATCGTGATCGTACTTTAATCCTTTCATAATAATAACGAGCGACGATTGCCGCCCCTCCTGATTAATACTGAATAGAAATACTGCGAATTTCTTTTTTCGCAATAGCGATAATTGCTTTTTTAGCGTCTTCTTGGCTAAGTCCAGCGGCTATCAAATCAACCATGGCGGCACGATTAATGCCAGTACGATATTCTTTGTCTGCTTCACGCGCTTTGGCTTGTGCTAAGTGTTCAGCTTCTTCATCAGCAATGCGCTTTGTTTCTTTAGCTGTTGCCTGTTCGACAGCTACTTTTTGACGCTCTAAAGATGCTAAGCGCTCGTTTTCAACATCAATTTTATATTGCTCAACTGCTTTGGCTTGTTCTTCTTTTGCTAATTCAGCGTCGCGAATTGCTTTAGCTTCTGCAGCCTTGGCGTTTTCCTCACGTTGACGAGACTCAGCTGCGCGACGATCAACGTCTTCACGGTCTTTTTGTGCTTTGGCTTGTTCTTCTGCGCGTGCATTTGCGGCCGCTTGTTCTGAAACTTTGCGATTGCTTTCGGCTAACTCGGCGGCCGCTTGTTTTTGGCGTAATTCTTCGAGCTCAGCGGCTTGTTGTTCTTGCTGAGTAATGCGTTCAAGTGTAACGGTTGCGGTTGTTAGTGCGGCTTCATGAGCGACTTTAAATTTCTTTTTAAGTTCGGGCCATACTAACTCGTCGGTGTAACCGTTGATTACTTCGATTATATTATTTAAAGTTTGAGAGTGAATTTCTGGATAAGAACAATCCAATGGAACGTTGTTCAACCAAGCAATAATCTCATCCTGACTAGCTTGCGCCTCAAGCAAAGGCTTAAGAATATCCGCTTTCAAGTCGTCAAAACGCGCCTTGCTTTCACGTGCATTTTTTTCTAGTGCTTTCGGCTGAGTTTTAAGAATACGCAAATAATCACGCATTGGCGTATCAAGTGCCTTGTTGCTAGCAGAAACTTTTTTAGCCATTTCCTTAATGTCTTTACGACCTTGCTCAGTTTTTACATCTGGAACAACTGCGCGCGCTTCTTTGTTTGCCTCCTTAAAGCGATTTAAAAGCGAATCCTCACCAAAGGCGTCCGGTAATGAAGGTAAACCAGTTTTGCCAACTTCCTGTGCCGCTGTGTTTGTTTCTGTGCTGATTTCTGTGCTTGCTGTGCTTGCTGTTGTCATTATTTTACTTCCTTTGGGTTAATTAATATTTGTTTTAAAAGCTTTCTAGTCCATCTAAGTAATCTTTAGCTGTTGAGGTAACGAACACTTGTGAGCCAACGCGCTTGATTACATTATCTTTCATTAGGTCAACAATGATATTTCTGACAGTATCCAAATCTCTTGCCGCTTGAGATCTAGATAAGTCATTAAAGTAAGCGCGCCTTGTCAGTACGTTTTTAATGATAGAAATATAAACCCAACCATCAACGTCTACTTTTTGAATAGCTGTTTTTATAAATTGAATCTTGCAACGTTTGAATGACTCACTCTCTTCGGTGTCAAAATCTCTGAGCAACAAAGCATCTTTCACAATTTCAGAAAGAGCGTAATTTGTTGTCGGTAACTCAACACCACCTTCAGCAATATTTTTAATCAAGGCTACTTGTGCTTTGTTAACCTCATTCGCTTTATTCATTTAAATACCTTGGTTCGTTTTATATTTGTAATTTATTATTTCTTTTTACCCAGAATAAGTCAACAAGTAAATCATTAAACGAATAAAAAACTCAAGAAACTCAAAAAACTCAAGAAAAACTCAAGAAAAACTCAATACTAATTAACATAATTAACATTTAATTAACATATTGACAATTTAGACAGTAAAAGCCTAAACCCCCATATATAAAGTGTCTCAAAGAAATATAAAGAAAAAAAAAGAAGATATAATTTTTCTCTTGTTCTTTTTGAGACAGTTATATTAACAACTGTCTCAATATATGTATGGTATATACCTCGCTTATCCTCTTTTCCATCCTTATATTGTATAACCCCGTATTTATGTAACTGTGGGGGTCGGAAATTGAGTTTTTTGAGTTTTTTGTGTAAAAGGCTATATATAACAATGGTTTAAGGTGATTTTTTGAGTGAGTTTTGTTGAGGCAGTTGAGTTTTTTATTTTTTATTGTTCCTATTGACTTTTTATTATTTATCTGAGGCAATAAAAAACCCCTTGAAAGGGGCTTTAATTAAAGTTGAGTTTTTATGTTTATTTATCTTGACAATCTAATGTATTTGCCTTTCACATCTATCATTTCACCACCTTGTAATGAGAATATTGCATTATTAAAAGCACTTTGATCATGCTTCAAGAGTTCTTCTTCAATTTCTTGATAGAATTTCTGTCGTCTAATATTGGCCTTTATCTTAGAAGTTAATCGCCAGCCGTCTTCAGGGTCGTCTTCAGCAACGTCAAGCTTTTTGGTTATAGCCTCCTTAATGCCTTCAAGCTTAGCCTCTATGGTGTCACCGTCTTTAGCTTCATTAACCTTGAGGTTACTTTGTAGCATGGCTATTGAATTCAGTGCGAGAAGCAAGGCAAATCTAACGTGTTCAACGTTAATGGTCATCACTCCATCAATGTCATTACCTAATGCCATAATACTAGATAGATTAATAACTCGCTCCAAAACTCTGGCATACAATGGGCCAAGACGGTCATGGTTTCGATACTCTTGCTTTTCATAGTGGTCTTCTATTTCACAAATCATATCAAAAGCTTCGTCGTCTGCGTCAACAGATAGCTTGCTACCATTAAAATCTGCTTCAACTCCACCGCTTAAGCTGTCACTTGAAGCTTGCGCTATAACGCCAATTTCAGCCTTTAATCTGGTAAACATCATAGGACCATCATTGTCTGTTTTTTTTCTTCTGTCTCTTAGGTTGGTTGTTTTTTTAGATCGCTCAGAACCACAATCAACAATAATGCCGCGACCAAGAAACCCTTGCTCAATATTATCTTCATTGATCATGTCTGACATTTTTTGTGGTGTTGATGAAGCTGCAAGGTTTAAGCATGGATTTTTAACACCTGATTCTATGGTATTAAGTAAGTGGTGCTGATCGTCTATATTATTTTTTATTCGCTCAATATCAAAATCAATAACTTTTATTTTTTCTTTTTCAAGTTCTTTGTTGTAACCAAGCCTAATATCTTCCTTGGCTGACAACTGCTTTTCAAACCTTGCGACCTGCTGACTTGCACTTGCTGAGAATTCATTTTGGTGTAACTTAGCCAGCGTTAAAAGAGACGTGGTTGATATATTCATTAATGTTGCCATTATCCCGTCAGCGTTTGGGTTTGAGTCTTTAGCAGAGCGGCTAAGTAGTTTATGAGCTTCATCTATAACGTAGAAACATTTTCCTTTATCATAAACTGCTGATCTTAATACGTCCTTATCAGAGCGAATATCACCATAGACATGAATGCCAGCTGTGTTAAGTAATTCTTTCATTACTTTTTGTGGCTGTTCTTTTCCGCCGGCAGAAACACCAAGCGTGATAGTAATAAGGCTTAATTTGCTCTCTTGAAACCCTTCAATTCCATGACCTGCCATAGCCATTGTTTGTATGGCAGAAGCAGAGAAAGCGCCGCCTGTTAGCATCCTGTGAGCGCCATGCTCGATGTATTTAACAATCTCCCCAGCTAAGCCTGGTGGCTTATCAATATCCAAACCTTCAAAAGAAACACTTTTTGGAAGGTCTTTATATTTGTCATTAATTGTTTTTCTTTTTTTAGGTGTTTTTGTTGGTTGCTCTTTACCCATCCAGCTACCAAATACAGGCGCATTTC